ATGTAATTTTTTTGTCTTTACCTTGATCTTTTAGGAATTGATGAATTGCAATTGCATTGTTCATCTTGTCTTCAAACTTACTTGAGGTATCTGCTTTGTTGATTGTTTCTTGAGCACTAACAACATCTTGAGCACCAACACATTTAAGTGATTTTAAATCAACATCCATTAAGAATTGATGAAATGATGCTGGGTCTTTTGGTTGATAGTTTTTTTCAAATGCAATACATGGAAAGAGTTCAGTCATGGAAGCATTTAAAGTTGTCTCTGCCATACCACCTGACTCAGGTTTAACAAAGATTCTAAATGGACGATCTTCGTAAGTACCGTCAATTGGGTCAACACTAGATTGTGCTGATCCTAATTTTGCATCTACTCCAGCTTGTCTTAAGTTTCTTAAGATTTCGTCTCTGTCCGTTTCTCTATCTTTAGAACGAACAATAATAACATCCCTCTTGGTAGAAGAAAGTTTTGCCGACTTTTCGTAATCTAATCCTCTGAAAATATCAATAGGAAGATTGTCTGCACTCTCGACAATCTCTTGTATCTTATCTACTTTAGACTCGTATATTGTTTGTCTTCTTCGTACCTGTTGTACGAACCTATTTACTGACATTCAATCGCTCCATTTTACATATGTTTTTACTAATAGTAGTATTTATGTATTGTAAATTCTAATGCATTTAGGTATTTCAAAGTGGCCAAATGTGGGTGTTTTATTTTGAAAGTCTCTCCACGATATCGCTTCTTCCTCTGTTTTGAAGTTTCTGCCTACATAATTGTTAAATTTAGAGTCAACTACTGCATAAGGATAGTTCTTATTATCCTTTTCAAATCTAAGTAAGAACCTCTTACGTTTTGATCTAAACTTTGAGTTTACCGAATTTCTCATACCTTGCTCCACTTTCTGATTTATCAAATACAGGAATGTTTTCTGCTTCCTGTCCATTATTGACTAGATCGTGTTGAGCATTCAACTCAACATCATATAACTTCATTTTAGATCGGTCAATTCCTAATACAAATCTTTTGTTAACAGTAGGATCATTGTACCTGTTCTTCAACTGTTTAACTGTGATTTGTCCTAACTCATCCATTTCTTCATTCGATACTAACGCAAACATAAAGTCAGCAGTCGCTGGTAATCCAAACGATTCTGCTGTATCTTCTAATCCGATATCACTAGATACGAATCCACTTCTTGTTGTTTGTGTTGCCGAAACAATCGGTAAGTTATTCTCTACTGCAAGTCCTCGCAATTCTTCTGCGATAGACTTAATCATTGTATAAGAATTTATATTTGATCCACCTTTAAATCTAGATGATGCACAGATATTTAGATAGTCAATAAAGATGATGTCTGCTTTGAAACTCTTCTTAATTGCTAGTTCTTGTATCAATGCTCTAAAATGATTTGTATGTGCTGATGCGGTTGGGTATTCTTTTATGATAAGTCTGCCTTTAGTCTTGTTGGCAATTCTTTCCATTTTATCTTCGTACATTTTTTTTGGTAAGTCATGTAAATCTTCCATAGAAATATTCATAAGGTTTGCATCTATTCTTTCTGCGATACGTTCCTCTGCCATTTCCATTGTAATATAAAGAACACTACGTCCTTGATTTAAACAGTTTGCAGCCATGTGACACATGAACAAAGATTTACCAACCCCTGTACCTGCCAATGCAATGTTTAGTGTTTTTTGTGGTAGTCCACCTTTAGTAATCTTGTTAAAGAAATCTAAATCAAATGGAATACGTTTTTCTGTTTTGTGATAAAAATCAAATCTTTCTTCTGCATCTGTTAGATAATCATGTCCAACTCTATTGTCAAAAGATACTGCAAGAGCATTCGTTAATAGACTAGGTAATGCATCTGGCTTTCTATTTTTATCTCTTCCCTCAATAATAGATATACCGTCAACTACTGCGTTATAAACTGCTTTGTCTTTACAAAATGTTTCAGTAGTATCTAACAACCATTGACTATCAACATCGTCTGTCGATAACGTTGTTACTAATTCTGATATATCTTTAAACTGCTGTTCGTTTAAATCTTTCCTAGTACCAAGTTCAACTTGTAATGATGTTGTTGTTGGCAACTTGCTATACTTCATAGCAAATTTGCTTATCTCATCAAATACAATCTTTTCGTTATTGTCTTGAAAATAATCTGGCTTTAGAAATGGTAGTACTTTTCTTGCGTACTCATCATTACATATCAGATTTGCTAGTATTGTCCGTTCTATATTTTTCATCCATTACTTCCATTAATATATCACCAATCAATTTAAAAAATTTATCATCAAATTGATCTCTTGGTATTGCATTGTTTTCAACTATATCATATTCAAACTGCATTGTCAACATATTATCTTTCTCAATTGGTGTGACTTTACCATACTTGTACACAACACCTGCAAACTTGCCTTCATTGATTCCTATACAAGTTTGTTCGGGGTACTTTGCAGTTTCTATATAACTAAATTTTGTCATTCTTAAATGTCGCCAACGTAATGTAAATAACTTCCTATCATATACTTCGGTTTGTCTTTTGGTTTTAACCCAGCATGTAAGTGTGTCCACATAGGCGGAAACATTAACATGTCACCTTTCTTGCATTTAGCATGAAAGTTTAATTTTGGAAATACGGTACCACCTTCTTCATTATCATCTAGATAAACAAAGAAAACCATAAATCTTGTACAGTTTTTATTATCACCTACATCCACATGAGGTCCAAACTCATCATGATCATTAGGTAAATATTTTTTTAATCTAAGGTCTTCCAATGCATATTTCATTGGCCATTCGTTTGTGATACCCACAGAAGATGCATACTTCTTAGCATGTTCAACATATATTTGTACAAGTTCAGCTTGTTCTTTTTCCCAACCTGCTTCTCTAAGATTTAGTTGTGTGAAATTCATACGTCCAGCACCATGTCTTTGTTTGTCTTTGTCAAGAGAGTCCTCATACTTTTTAACTAACCTATCGCATAGTTCTTCACTAAACGCTTTGGGAAATACTCTTATTAGATTATCTTTTTCCATTATTCACTTTCCTCTTCATTTCCATACATAAATTCTTTCTTTGCAGCGATGTCTAGTTTTTCTAGAACCTCTTCTGTAAAGTATGTTTCGGGGTTATCATTAATTGTTTTACCAAAAAATTTCTTGCCATCTGGTAGTTCGTATTTTGTAGATACTTTCTTGAAGATATTATATTTCTCTGCAAGTGATAATAGACCATAGTATCTGTCAAGACCTTTATCGTATGTAAGTCTAACTTCACACATAGAGTTTTCTTTTGTCAATCTAGATTTCTGATTCTTAATCTTTATAATATTACCTACGACCTCTGTTCCGTCTTTTTCTTTTTTCTTAGAAAGATATACAATAGAAGAAGCTGCATATTTTAATCCACTTCCACCACCCATTTCTTTCATAGGTATATACGATCCAACTACATCATAAGTATGATTAGTAACAACCATTGGTACTTTTGCTTTACCAAGTTTTAATGTTAATACTCTAAATGCAGCTTTCAAGACTTGAGCTCTTGTCATGTCTCTAGTCTCTTTACCCTCAGCAGTATCTTCTACTTCTTTTGTAGTTGATAACATACCAAGAGAATCTAAACACATAAACATTGGTTTACGATTTGCCTCTGGTGTTTGTTGATATGTTTCTAAAACTTTTAATGCTTGAGTTCTAAATTCTTGTACAGTTGCAACTGGCATTATAACCATTCTCTTAGAATCAATTCCTCTAGTTTCTACCATATTTTTAGTAATCGCACTTTCTGATTCAAAAAATATAACACCACCCTCTGGGTTCTGATCTAAGAAATGTTTACACATTCCCATTAAGAAAAATGTTTTACCTGTTGCAGATTCACCTGCCAATGCAGTAATTTTATTACCTGCCAATCCACCATGAATAGAACCTGATAAGATTGCATTCATCATGTAACTTCCTGTATCGATAAAGTTCTCTACATCACCAGACTCGACACCATCTGATACTAGATTAGCATATTCATTGCCCGTACTCTTAATTATATCTTTTAAAAAATCACTCATTATTATCTCCAAATAGAACCTTGTTTAAATTGGGTTCTTTATAGTTTTCACCTTTCATTACTTTTCCACTAGGGCCTTTTACTGGTTTGCCGTCTTTACCCATCTTGCTCATGTTAGAAGTGTGTACTTCTTTAAAACATTTATCAAGATCGATGCCCATTGCATGTCCAGCTCCATAGGTGACGTATAGGATATCTGTCAATGCATCTGCTATCTCTACCAGATCAAACTTATTTATTGCTGTAATAAGTTCGGTAAATTCTTCCTTAATTAATTCAGTTCTTAATTCTGCTAATTCAAATGTTGGTAATTGTGGCGTAGTTAAAACTTCTTGATCATACGCTTTCATAAACTTTTCTACTTTTTTAAAGTTGCTCATTTTACTGCTACTGCTCCTACAAACATATGATTACGCCAGAATGGTTGTACATCTTTGAAACCTGCATCATACATGTATTGTTCTATTTGTTTCCAAGTATTAGGTTTCATAATATTTCTTAACACTTGTTCTTTGTCCATAATATCTTCGGTAGTAAAATACTTTCGTTTGTAATCATAGAAGTTAAAAGTAATCATTTCTTGAAACTTAGCATTCTCACATATAGTTTTTTCTGCAAAGACAAACGCACCACCTTCATTTAAACCATCATAAATCTTTTTAATCATTGGTGCTCTATCTTTCATTGACATAAACTGTAAAGTAAATATTGAAGTAATTAATGATGCATTAGACATTGTAGAGTCTCTTACATCTTCATGTAGGAATTGAATTTTTTGTTTAGGATATTCTTGTTTTAAAAGATTACCTCTATGTTTCATATCACCAACAAATCCGTCAGCAACTTCTATACCGTGGTAATATACATCTTCAATATCCTTATTCTTTTTAATTAATGCTTCTGTTAGTTTACCTGTTGAACAACCAACATCATAAACGTTGGTATGACTTTCAATAAAGTATCTAGACAATGAAACTACATCGGTTAGTAAATCTTGATACCCACGAATACTTTTATCTATGTGATTATCAAAACCTTCTTCTCTATGTGCAAAAGTAAAATCAGCCATTACATCCTCTCTTTATTTTTAAATTTATGTCCATACTTCTTACTCTTTCTAATTCCCATATAAAATTCACCTGCTTCATAATCCCACTTCTTGCCATGATGTCCTCTTATATCTGCCCATTTCATTCTTAGTTTAACTATAAATTTTCTTACTACTCTGATCATAATTTTGTTTTATACCTATACATAACTAAACACACAAAGAGTATTATTAAAAACTCTATCATATATTTTTTAAAACTTTTTTATACATCGAGTCTGCAAGATGAGCCATCATTAAACTAGGAACCATACGACCACAACGTTCACTTTTTTGTGACCACTTCCCTGTCAATTTAAAATCATCAGGTAATGATGTCACTCTTTTTAATTCACCCAAAGTAAA